TCCCCCGATAAAAACTCCTCAACCCCGCGATAATGTCACCGGCCGGTTTACACTCCGTTCCTGGATATAAACATTTAGGATGCAGGGGCGGGCTGGCTACGTCTTCATAATCTAGCTTCATAGTGCGATGATATTGCCTGCCATTTTCCTCCCGATCTATAGAAAACTCATCGCCTCGATTAAAAAAGTTTTCCTCTACTGCGACAACTTTTCCATCCATTCGTTCACACCAGGGACAAGTCCGATTATCAAACATGGTTATCCAGATTTTCTTCCTCACTACCCCGCTTTGAATCATAGCCTCAACATTAGCTCTATTTGTCGCCCTAAGCGTCTCGGTGCGAGCAATCGTCTCAGAACGAATCTTGTAAAAATTATCATAAGTCTTATTGACGCGCTTTATAAGCTGGGGAATCCCCTCTCCGGCTTCAATTCCCTCTTTCAGCTCTTTTCGAAGAAGCGTTACATTTACCTCTTCCAAACTCTCTGAAAATCGAGGGGTATATTGTTCTATCCATTCTTGGATTCTGGCAGTATCTATGCTAAAAACCGCATCAGCTACCAATTCCTCAATAGCTGCCTGCCCTTCTTCCGCCAAAATCAAGGCCAATATTTGAGCCATCTCTTCGGATAATTTCGTCTCAAATTCCGCCCGGGGGTACATAACCATGTCAATCATGCTTTCGTCTTTTCTCTGAGAGAAATATTTCTTAAGTTTCTTCAGGTTGGCCACCAAAATCTTCTCTTCTTCTTTCCATATCTTAATGAGCATCTCTTTTATTTTTGGCTCATGTTTGGCCGTGCGTTTAAATAGTTTTTCAAAAAGAGCTCGCCTTGGGTCTTCAGTTATGGCATCCTTTAGCCGCTCAACTATGGCATTTAAAACTGAATTTTTCAGTTCTTCACGCAAAAAACTAACCGCCAATTTTTGAGCAAGTTTGTTTAATAAATCCATTTATTTTCCCTTTTGTAAGATTAGCCCCTCAATTTTAATGTTTCTGCCAAAATATCCTATTTCTACTCTCTATTACTCCTCTTATAAGCTTTATCCCCTGAATTTTTGTATTTCACCAGAAGTGCAGTTTCCCTGCTTCTTGTAAGTCTCTGCACAATCCCCAACCCTCAACTTTTATGTTTTGTGCTAATCCCATTATTTTGCTGGTATTCTGCTTCTACTCACAAGATTAGCTCCTCAGTTTTTACTTTCTGCGCAAAACACTCCATTTAACACCCCTACCATTCCTCCGGCGGAATTATGCTTCTCAATTTTGATATTATAACCAAAATATATCATTTCTCTTTTTTGTAAATCTATTTACAAGATTAACCTTCCAACTTTTACGTTTTGTCCCGGCCTCGCTATTTTGCCATTCTTGTTATCATTCCGCAAAGATTTACTTCTCAATTTTTGATATTGCACTTGAAACGTATCATTCCTAGTCTTTATTATCCTCGCCATGAAAATCGCCTTCTAACTTTTATATTTCCGGCAAAATATATCATCTTATTGCTTTTATTATTCCCTTTCTGATATTTCCTTTCCATCTTTAATGTTTTGCCTCAAATGCAACATTTCGCCAATTTTTTGCCCATTTTTACAGGGGAAAATCGCCTAATTTCGATATTTTTTAATATTTTTCTCAAAATTCATCATTTACTATTTTTGTTATCCTCTTGATGGAATCCTGTTTTCAATTTTTTACTTCCCCCTTTTCCCATCGTTTTACTATCCCTGCTAATTCCTTTTGCAGGATTTATCGCTTAACTTTTATGTTTCAGTTGCGCCCTATCATTTTTGGTTTTTATTACTCCTCCACATGATATTTACTCGCCAACTTTTGGTTTTGCTTAAATCGTATCCTTTTCATCCTTCTATTGCTTTCCTCTGCAAGATTTATTCTCCAACTTTTATCTTCCCTTCTCAATTTCATCGTTTGCTATTTTTATAATTCCCGATGCGAAAATTGCGGCTTAGCTTTTATATTTCATGTCAGCCCCATCACTCCGCTCTCCTTGTGATTCTGTCTGCAATATTCGCCACCTAGTTTTAATAATCTGGTGTAATCTCATTATTTTACTCGCCTTGTAAATCCCTATGAAAAATTCACCCCTCAACTTTTGTTTTTTGCCTCAACTGCGTCTTCTCGCTATTTTTATTACTCCCTTTTCAGGATTTGCTCTGCAATTTTTACTTTCCCGAATTTCTCACCTTGTGGTTTTTTTTAATAATCCCGAATATAGGTAAAATAATAGCTATAAACCCCACGGCCCGGCTGTCTATGCCAGCATCTCCCTGAGTTTCTCTTTCGTCCGCTTCACCAGCTCATCAGTAAGAATTTTCCTTGAATCTTCTACCGGGACTAGATTCATTGGAAACCAGGCTGAATCCCCCCAAGCCACTGGCTCTTTACCCAACTCCTGGCGAACCTCGTTGATTTTTAAGATATTTGCTTTAGTGTATGATTCTCGCTCCTTGAGCTGGAATTCTTTATCTTCCGGCACCGGGTTATCGAAGCAGGCGTTCATTCAGCTTTTCCTCAATCCGGCGGAGCCTTGGGAGAATTCCGTTTTTCATATGGCGATAATCGGCTACTTCGGCGTTAGCGCGGTTAATATCTTTGGAAACTAGTGCTCCAATGGGAACATCAAAGGCGGCGGCGATCTCCTCACGCATTAACTTACGGCCTTCGATGAATGACAATTCTTCCGGTGTCATGGTATCTCGATTAAACTTCATCCCATGCGGCAAAATAACAGTTTTCCCGGCATTAGTGGCACCTGAATATTTTTGCTCCCAGCTCTCTTCGAATCGCTCAAGTGCCGTCCTAGATACCCGCTCAACTTGTTCAATTACACCCCCCACTCGAGCCTTTTTCTCGAATAACGCTTCCTCAAATTCATACATCTTCATATTTACGTAGACGGCGTCAGCTATTCCTTGGACGCAAGAAAAGCCTTTAAACTGATTTTTGGGATTGGGATAAGCAAATCGGATAACTTCATCCCGGCTCAGCTCTACTTCCTGGTTCCCCCGACGGTAAATATATCCCTTGATAAAATCTTCCAATGATTCACCCGGCACTGGCTTTATATACTGGCTCGGAATTGGCCATATCTGAGTTGGCACTTCTTGCCCGGCAATATTTGTCTTCACCAGATACCAGTAGGCATCTCCGGTCAGGTCAAGGAAAAGTGATGTAATCTCCCACAAATCCCGGGCATTTATGAAGGGATTAACATTAGTCATCAAGTCAAGAAAAACATGGTCGGTGACTTCTTCAACTTCCTCGGCCTTTCTAAGATATTTGTGGAGGCCATTGTTGCCATGAAGATATTTAAGCCGGCGGTTGTCAATCTGCTTGGTTTGAATCAGTGAATATTTCCGGCCACGTTTATCTTTGGCTACATAAAGCCGCAAAGGAACAGATGCCAACGTGGTGGAATTCAGCGATGCACAAATATATACCCAACTCGTAAAGTAGTTTAGATATTCCGCAGGTGTTCGCGGTTTCTTGGATTGAAGAAGTCCCTCCCCCCAAAGAAAAGGACTTGTCCATGAAGTTTCAGCGCCCCCGGAGTCGTCCGAGGCTATATATAAATTTTTCCATTGCGTTCATCTTTAAAACTCCAGTTTTGAAATCACAATTTGTGACCTCAAATGTTCGGGTTGTTAAACGGTAAGATTTTCTGTGATTCCCTTGATTTTCTTGAAGATTTTACGGATTCTTATAGTTTTCTTCTTTTTCTTTGATTATTCTTTCCAGCCACTCTTTAGCCTCTTCTCTAGTTGGAAAGTAACCATGAAGCCACAATATTAATGATTGGACGGCCTTATAGACTGAATAATTATCATCTTCTTCATACCATGGTTTTTCGCTCATCTTTTACCCCTCGTGTGTAATTTAACACCCACTGATTAATTTGTCAATACCTTAAGACCACAATCTGCAACTTCAAAAAACGCCCGTTCATTTAATACGAACAATCCGTTCATATCCCATGAACATCCCTAAGGCAAAACAATCAGCTCGTCTCTAATGCCGGCTCTCGTTTCCTCGAGTCCCATAACTAAATAGCGTAAAGAGTCGCACGCGTGGTCATTTAGCTTAACCGGCCTGTCCTTTTCCTCTTCCCACCGATAAGTTTCGAATTCATCAATCAGGTTTCGACATCGCCGGCAAACTTTGAGCCGGTCGGTCTTAATGCGTTCATTAACCTTGTTTATTCCGATATTCACATCGTTATCGGCCGACTGAATATCAAATCCCATTGCCAAAAGCTCCTCAATTTCCCGCTTTCCCGAGGGGTCGGCAAAATAAGTTATCTCTCGGTCTAACCTTCTGGCGTGGTCTTGAAGAAGCTCTCTCTCTTTGTAATGCTCGTCATAGATAATTAATACATCATCGGGACTGAGGGCCCCCTTGAGTGCTACAAACGGATTGTTATAGCCAAAATCAATCCCGCCAATCTTCAGCCAATCATCCGGTGGTTGAAAATCATCTATAATATGCTGGGGCCCGAAATCAGGATAAATCAGCCCCTCCGCCTTCGTAAATACCCCTTCATATCTCAGCTTGAATTGAGTTTCTGTCAGCGTCCGTCTTGCCCTCTCGTATTCTTCCTTAGGGAAATAAGGGTTATCAACATTCCGGAATTGGATAAATTCATAGTCCGGATCGCCGTCTTTCCAGCGCTTGTAAAGTTCATGATAAATCCAATTCAAGGCCACAGGAGTAAATGTCAAAAGGATCCTGCCCCTGGTGGCACTTACCCGGCCTTGCATAATCAGCCAGGCATTAGGTTTCATGAGTGATGCCTCATCAGCCCAGATGGCTTTGGCCGTGATGCCCTCGATTGATTCCGGCTTCTCTGCTGACCGCAAAAAGAACATTCGGCCGTCTATCGTTTCAAATGTCGAGTCAGCCTTGTTATATGTTCCGTATCCTTGCGGCATTATCTCAAAAAACTTGGTTAACGTGCTTTGCTTCAAAATCTTGTAGGTAGGGGAAAGGATAATATATTCTCCCGGCCCCCGCTCTTGTGCTTCGTTTAACACCCAAACCGATCCGAAGGTCGTCTTTCCCCCTTGGACACCTGAACAAAAAGCTATAAATCGCCTCTTGCTTTCCCAGGCCTTCACCTGGAATGAATGAAGCCTTATTTCCGATACTCGAGGCATTATTTCCCATTGGTGTCCGTTTCTTTTGAAATAATGACTTTCAGCGGCTTAAATTCGGTAGTCTGCTGGACTTCTTGTTTATCACTCATACCCAGCCAATTCTTGGCAAGGAATATCTGAACTGAAGCATTGTGCTTTTTGACCGCATTCTCATACATTGCTTTCATGAGACTAATTTTTTTGTGAGCTTGCCCTTCTTTTAATGCTAACAATAATTCTTCATGTTGTTTCTTCCAATTAACAAAAGTATTGGGGTGGACCCCAAAATACCAGGCGATATCTTCTTCGTTTACACCTAGAGTGGCTAGTTTTCTGGTTTCTTCCGGATGTCTTTCCGGGTCATATTTCGATGGTCTGCCCGGTCTCTCACAAAATCATCGGCCTTGTGTAATTTGTTTAGCTTATTAAGTATTTCTTCTGTGGGAATAAACCGAAGTTTTATCTCCGCTTCTTTATCCCCCGACACAAGGCTTTTAATGGTTAATTGCTTAATTAAAGCCTCAAAACTAACTTTGTTTTCTTGGGTCATTTGTTTTTTTTAATCGGCTCGTTTTTTAGTGTTTGTTTCTTCCAATCTTTTCCACATTATCGGGATAGACTTAAAATAAGCCACCACCGCCATTGGGATACACACAATCGCCCCGATGACTAAATAAAGAATAAAAGCTATTATGTTAAATAGTTTCATTAGTCTCAACCTTTTCAACGATTGCTGAAACCGTCCCGTTCCCTAAAACAACAACATCAATAATCTAGAAGCCATATCCCTTATGTCTGGGTTTGAAATAACCAATAAAACTATGATTGCTATTAAGATTTTATATAGCTTTTTGATTCTGCTTTCTAAATCCAATTGTTTCTTTTCAAGACAGTGCAAATCATTTGTCGCCATCATGAATACCATGACCGACAATATTTCAACCTTCTCTCTCAAGGTGCTTGCTTTTTTGATTTGCTCTTTCAGCTCAAGATATT